CTGATACTCGCACCGTTATCGTATGCACGAACTATATTTTGCAGATTTTCAAACGTTGTAGTTGCCGTATGTAAAAATTTTGTTTTGATTTTACTACGCCGTAATTCCAACGTATCATCAGACAACGGTATTAAAAAATCTGTTTCAAAATCGTGAATGCCTGTTTCATCAGCGTCATCAACCGATAGATTTTTCAATGTTCTGTCCAATTTATCATACAATCTATCAAATTCAACATCACATGGATGTAATAATCCGTGCATATATTTTGAATTTTTATAGTATTTCGGCAACAGATTTTCAATGTTAGTCAATTTTCAACACCCCCAACACTGCAATCTGTGTTTCAGTTATCGGGACATTATTTGTAGATTGATTAACTGTCAAATTCGTATAGTCGGTTACACCATCCGTATTCAAAATAGCCTGTCCTATTTTCGCATAGGATACATAACCCTTTGAAAACGAAATTTTCGTCAAATATTCAGATATATTTTTTTTGATATTCTCTGTGACATTTCCCGTCATTTCGATTTTGCACGAAACATTAATTGCAATTTCTTCCGCTGTACCGACTGTCAAATCCGCTCCGACCGGTTTTAAATCGTCAATATATTCTTTGACTTTTGCCACAAGCTCCGCAGGTGCTATTTGATTTTCTGTGTCCACAATGATAACTTTGACCGTTCCCGGTCCGTTCCATAACGGGATACACTTAGCGTCACCTACTCCCGGAACGGATTTCGCCCACGATATATATTGATATTTGTTACCACTTGTAACAGGTCGGGATATGTATTCATTATATCGTTCACGCAGTTGTGTATCTGTTTCGTCATTGCTGCCACCTGTGGTTGCGTGTTCGTTCGTAACCCGTAGCAATCCACTGATTGTAACCGGAAAACGATTAATATAGCCGGCTAAAACATTCCCCTGTGTTCCGGCTGTATCACATATGACCGGTGCTGATGCAGTTCCATCATCACCTATTGTCACCGTATCGTTCACCGTAAACATGACGTTTCCGGCTGCCACTTTGCTGCCGACAGGCAACACTGCACCAGATGTTCCTGTGACCGTTATGTTCCCTGTTGCATACGTTGCCGATTTTCGATACAAACCAAAATGTGCAACGCATTTTTCTAAATATGTGCCACTCGCAGTCGAAACGTGCGATTGTTTTCGTACCGTTTCTAATTGGTCGTATGCGTTGTCAAATTCGACTGCAACAGATTTTTCAATGTCATATGTGTATGTACCTTCGGTTGTATCGTATTGCTCCGGCACTTCTACCAGAAGACGTTCCGTTATAGATGTTATTGTTTCTGCCATTATAGTGCCTCCTTTAAATCCGTTGTTCCGTACACTGTTGTAACAGTAAATTCAACTGTCAAATGTGTTCCGTCTACTGTTGCCGAAAAACCGTCCACACTGACAATATCCTTGTTTTTTTCTAAATTTTCAGTAATTTCTCGCTGAATTTCAGACAGCATATAGTCATGCGTGAATGTTTTACCTACAAATGTATCTTTAATTCTCGTCCCATATGATGTTCCGTTATATATCTTGTACCGTCCTTTTTGCGTTCGCAGTACCTTGCCTATCCAACTTCGTAGTCGATCCATACCGACAACCATTTTTGGACGACCGTTTATAATAACAAAATCACCACGTTCAAAATCAAATGCCGGTTCTGTCGTAACATAATCAGCCATCTTGTATCACCCCCAACACAATATAACTGTTATCGTTGTTATACGGTAACAGGACAACTTTCTTGCCGTTGTGAATATATCTTCCTTCGGCATCACGTTCATACAGATTTACAATGCTTACAACGTGATTTTTTGTCAGTTGTATATTGTTACTGCGTGTTATGATTAAATCCGGTAATTGCGTTATTCTGCCGAATACAGGACCATAGGTTTCACCCTTGTTTAAATTTTTCAGCATTTTCGCCAATTCTGTATATCCGTTGTTCATATCATAATCGCTCCAAATCTAATTTATTGTAATGCACACCTTGTTTTATACTGTGCTGACTGCTATTTATCAAATACTTTTCATCACCGATAGCGATAACACTTCCGGCTCTGGTATAGCTGTTCAGTTCTTCAATAATTTCACCGGAATATGTTTCGCTTGTATTGTTCAGCTCCGACAACTTGTTTTTTGCCACTTCCTTTGCGTCTTCATTTTCACCGACTTTGATAACTTCTTGCAAAAAACCGAATTGTGCAATGCTGTTTTCATCTTTCAGCGTTGTTAAAACATCTGTATCTGAAATAACCTTTACGCTTGTTTTTCTGTCCTCGATGCTGGTTTTATGTTCAACGTTTCCGATATACTTTATCGAATCTTTCAATTCGGTGTTTGACGATATTCTGAATTGTGGATTTACAACCATATCCGCACAATTATAAATTCTGATGCCGTCAGGAACAAAATCAAAATTATGTACACCGCCGCATAGTGTCAGTATGTCAGCAATAACATCTGATACCGCCTTGTCCACATAAATTTGTGTGATTAATAACGGTAATTCCGGTATCATCACAATAGGAATACATAAATCACCGCATATTTTTTTAATGCAGTCGTCAGCACGCATTGCAGTGAATTGGTATGTATCACTGGTTTTGTTCAGGTACTGCCCCACATCACCGGCAACATATTTATTAACGTACTTATCGCCGTCATCAACTTCTATAATTACACCTCTAAAATCTTCTTGTGTACCGCCGCTATAACGAATAATATCGCCCTCCTGTGGTTTGTACATATTAATGTACTTCATGTCACCTGCCTTTGGTACACTGAAATTAAACAGCGTTGCAAGCGTATCCTTGGTATTTTGCCACGATATATCGCCAACATATGATGATATATCAATATCGTTGCATAACACCGTTAAACCGCCATTATGGCGGTCACACTGCATAGGTGTTTGTTTGAATATTGTCGGATGTATGGAAATTTTCTCGTTTGTATCAATAAAATGATATTCTTTTTCATTTTCTGCCGTTGTGCTTCCTGCACCGCCGTAGGTTGGTTCACTGTCCGAAGTCCATATTGCCTTGATTCGTGCTGAACGGTTTATGCCGGCAGCATTTAATGCTGATGTAAATTCATCATTATTTCGCACAACTGTTCTGTCAATAATGAATTCCAATACATTACGGTCAAACGGGTAGTCGTGATACATATGTTCGCTGTCTGTTTCACTGTCTTTTTTTTCGTCAGCCTTTACGCAATAAATCGTCTTACCATCATCAAATTCCACTTTGATAAATGTTCCGTCCGGACCGTAGTATGAACCCATTGCTACACAATAGAATTCTTTGTATTTTCGTAGTCCACCATTTGCAGTTGTCGAATTACTGCCCCATAAATAGCTATATCCGCCTGATGATTTATCAGTGTATAACTGATATGCCATATATGCTTTTGTGGCTAAATCCCTGCCGATATTCGGTACTTCTCGCGCCGTCCAAGCGGCAGTCATTCCGCTACTGCTATCCAAATTAAAATGAACAAACGTCAATCCGGACATTGATAACGTTCTGGATCGAACCATATCGGATGAATTGCCTTCAATCGTTGTGATATTAGAACCGTCACACGATGCAACTATACCTACATGATTCGCCCAATCCGAACCGTTGTAATTTATTAAAAATAAATCACCTGCTTCGGGATTTTTATTGGTGAAAACCTCGCCATGTCCCTGATTCGCATAATGTGCAAAATAACCGGCACTTGCCGTTTTAGGCATTATGTCTGTTGTAATGCCTGCTTTGTCCGCACACCACGAAACAAATACCGCACACCACGGCTGTCCTTGATATTCATTTTTTATATCAAGCCAATACTTAGTATAATTGTTCATACCGGCATTCGCTGTTTTATCATCAAGCTGTGAATTACTTGACTTTTCCAAATAGCCGACTTCATTATCAGCGGTCTGAATCAATTTATCTATTGCAGTCATCTCTTACTCCTTGTCACTGTTAGGTGTATCGTATGTCAATGCACGTTTGCTGTCTGTAAATCCTGTTGTTGTAGGATCTGTAATTGCGTTATATACACTGACAATTACAAGGCTCAAAATGTACGGGCTTGAAACCGCCTTTATAAGTACTTCCCCCAATACCGACCACGAGCTTAAATCCTCGGCTGTAAGTCCGAGATATGCCAGTATCGGCATAATTACAGACAGCAATATCTGTGCCCAAAACATAGGATTTCTCATTCGTACTTTCCAGTTAATCATTTTACATATCCCCCTTCAGTTCATCAATTTGGTGCTGCTGAGATTTAAGTGTATTTTCCGCAATAGCCACTCGTTCAACAACACTGTTGTGTTTTTCTACTTTGCGTTCAAGCTGTTCAATTCTGTACAGTGTCTTATTGTTTGAAACAATACCTGCAATAATAGAACCGCCGAGCGTTCCTACAAGCGACAAAATCGCCACAACAACTGTACTTTCCATAGTCAGTACCCCCTCGTATAATATCTTTATAGATATATTTT